CTTCTCGGGCTTGCCGCGGAGCGCCGGCGGAAGCGTGTTCTCCAGGACGTTCGTGAGAGCGCCCGTGAGAACCTTCTTGCCGGCAGCCTCGGCCGAGGAGAACACGATGTTCTCGACGAGCTGGCGACCACGGCCCTTCTCCTTGGGCGGAGGAGCCGTGAGCTGCGCGTACTCCTTCTGCATCTTGATGCGGTTGATCGCGTTGCGCAGCTCGGCGTCGCTCATCGAGTGCATGTCGAGGGACTGGCGCTTCTCACCGCCCTCCTTTGGCGCCCGCTTGGAGGGGGGCGTGGAGCCGCGTGTGGTCGGCTTGCGGACGCCCCACTTCATGCCCCTGACGCCGAACTGGGCGAGAATATCGTCGTCGATGATCACGACGGCACCTCCAATGCGTACTGTAGTCTCACCTTGGCCTCCTCGAGCAGTTTCTCGTGAGCGGAGTTGACGAACGAGTACCCCGCCGGGTCGAACGCGAGCCGACAGTGCAGCACGACGACCTCGCGGACGAGGTCGAGGTACGTCCCGATGTAGAGGTTCTCCCACTCGAGGCTGTCGTCCACGACGCGCGGCTCGATCCTGAGCCCGATCTGATGGACGATGGCCAGAGCGGAGTTGATGTGCAGACTCAGGTCGATGTCGAACGTACGGTCGTCCGGGTCGACGCCGAGGGTCTGCTTGACGTCCCTGAGGATCGAGCTCATGTCACCTCCAGGGTGTCGTGTCCCCCGGAGCCCGCTCGATCACGGGCTGGGGGAGTAGATCGAACGATCCGTAGTGGATCGCGTTGTGAGTGTTGTGCGAGACGCAGATCAGGAACTCCGGATCGAGGATCGCGGGGTCCCCGGAGAGGATGTCCTCCTCGACGAGGGGGTTCATGTGGTGGACTATGATCTTGGAGCCGATCGGATAGCCGACGACGCCCATGTCGTACCCCATGTCGCGCGCAATCGCGTTGATGCGGGCGCGCTTCCACTCCTTGGACTGGTAGAACGCCTGATTGACGCGCCTGGCGAAGCCGAAGGTCTCGCGTCCGGGCGTTCCGAGCAGTTTCAGATAGTCGAACCGCTCCTCGTAGGTCTCGAGGCGGGCCAGCTCGCTGTAGGTCCTAATCATCTGCGCTCGCCGAACTCCTGTAGCCGGCGAAGGCGTCTAGGGCCTTCTGGAACAGCTCGTCGGTTCGGGCCTGGGCCTCGAGGGCCTTGGCCTTGGCCTTCAGCATCTCGTTCTCGGCCCGAAGCTTCTCCATCTCGAGCTTGGATCTCTCGGATCCGAGCCTGACGAAGTGCAGAATCACGCCCGGGGGAGCCTCTCCGGACTCCATGAGCTTCTGTGCCTGCCCCATTGCCAGGGAGATCATCTTGTTCTCATGGGCTTCGTCCGAGAACGGAGGCGTCATGGGCATGATGCACTCCTTTCTCAGGCGGTTTTCCAGGGGTTTGTGACCGCACCGATCAGGGGAGAATATCCGCTTGAAAGGAACGAAGAAGCGGGGCGACCGGTGCGGCCGCAGACCCCTGGAAAATATCCCGCCGGGGGTATTCGGTTGGGGGCGGCGAAGCAGCGGGGGGTGCCGTTTTGGCCGGACCTCCCCCGCTTCGAGCGCTTCGCCATCCCTCCCTAGTCGTCCTCTTCCTTGATGATCTTGACGTAGAAGTCAGAAGAATCAAGTTCGAGAATCGAATCAATCGCAAGTTCGATGTCTTCGTCTTGAGAACTTTCAGATGACTCATCGCCTGTGCCTGTCAGGCGAGCGAGGAGGTTCAAAGTTCCATAAGAATGAACAGAATCGAACCTGAACCATTCGTCGAACTCATCAGCAGGATCGTAAGGATTGTCGAACGTTGTGATGTAGACCGCTCTCACAATCCCTCCTCTGCCATGTAGTTGCGAACGGTGGACGTGCTGACGCCGAGGGCATCAGCGATGTCGGCGTTGGTGTAGCCCCGGTTCTTGAGCTGCCTGATCTTGCTCTGCTGAGCCGACGACAGAGCAGTCTTGGCCCGAGGCGAAGACATCTGTCGGACGTGGTCGGCGTCGGCCTCTGCGATCAGGTCGCTGAGGAAGTTCTCAGTGATGGCGCCATGCTTGACGGCCTGCCATTCACGTTCTGTGAACTCGACCTTGTAGTGGTCGGCGCCGACTCGGGCTCTGGCGTCCTTGATGTACCGCCTCTCGTACTTGGCCCGGCGGTCCGAATCGTCCCGGAGGTCCGGGGAGTCCTGGAGAAGAAGCTTCATCTTCGCATTAGCGATGACTTGAGCCTGCCTCTCAAGGGGCTTTCCGGCATAGGCCCGCTTAAGCTTGGCCCGGAGGCTTTCGACCTCGGGCTTGAAACGACGGGCCGCCTCAGGAGAGTACGGGGTCTTGCCGACACGGAGGGATGACTTCCTGGCCTGGTTGGCCAGGCGCTTCATCTCGTTGGCGTGCTGGGCGTAGGCCTCTTCCATGGGAGTACCGGACGACAGCTTCCTGGCGTCACGAACCCTGCTCATCTTGGGAACCGACTGGGTCTCCATGACGACCTGGTCTGTGACAACCCACTCACCGGTCTTCTTGTCCTTGTATTTCCGGTAGTGCCACTCGCCGGTCGGGACCATGACCTTGCGTCCGGTTCTCGGATCAATAGGCCCGCCTTCAGTGGCGCGACGCGGTCTCTCGGCATTGATGTACGTAGGACTCTTGGACCTGGACAGAAGGGTGGAAGCACCGCCTTCGGGCTGGTACTTCTTCTTCAGTTGGGCGATGCCGTTGTCCTTCTCCGACTGCCTGTAGTCGAGGCGGTGCTTGGCCGCGTCGATCACGACCATGGAATGGCGCACGGCCCTTGCCAGCTCGGTGGGCGTGGCGCCCTTGAGCTGCATGTCGGTGATCAGATTGGAGACGATCCCCATCTGCTTCTGGGTGTACTTCTTAGTCATCACCTTCATACCAGGACGGTATGGGTACGACCGCTTGGGATCGAATCCTTCGAGGCCCTTAAGAGGGCGGGAGGACTTGACCTTGCCGTCGTTGTTGGGGATGACCAGGACCGAGTCGCCGTCGAAGTCCGCCCCTGAGAGTCGCTCGGCGACTGAGGGGTGGATGCCGATGGCGTCCCTTGCGTTCTTGCCGACTCGGCGCTGGGCCTTGGCGTGCTTGTTGTTCACGGTGAGGATCGGGATCTCGAACGGGCCCGCATGCGGGAACCGGACGAGGGCCACGGTCTCGCCGTGCCTGTAGTTGGGGGCGTATACCTCATTCGGCTTCATGCTCGGAACGGGCAGGATCACCTGAGAAGCCTGCCTGGGGTAGGCCGAGGCCTTGAGGTCGACGCTCTTCCCGTCACAGGAGTCGGCGAAGGAGAGCAGGAGCTTGCGCCGGACAACAGGGTTGTCGAGCGCCATGATGTCATCGTACTCCCGCTGCATGCGCTGCTGCGTGGCCTTGAGCTGCTTCTTGGCCTCGGACAGCTTCTGCTTGCCGAGGTACTGGGAAGCGAGCGATCGGGACCAGTCGTCCCAGTCGCCTTCCTCATGGACGTAGTTCAGCGCGGAGAGGCGCTTGCGACCGGTCTTGGGGTCGATGTAGCGCTTCTGGGTGATCGTCGACCCGAACGGGTTGGTCGGGTCGAACGTGTCGATGGGCTTCAGGACGGTGTGGTCCTTCGGCCCCAGAGCGGGAGTGCCCTTCTTCTTGTTGGTGTTGAACCGCATGTCCACACCGGCGGGAAGGTCGTCGGAGTAGACGGCCATGCCCTTGAGGTAGTGGGTGCCGTCGACGAGGATGCGGACCTGGGCGTAGCGTCCATTGGCGATCTCGAGGCCGGGTACCTTCCGGCGGAGTTCGATGACGCCGTCCATGTCCGTGCCGCCGTCCTCGGCGTAGCGGATCTTCAGCTTCTTGCTGGAGACGGAGACGGGCTTCTGAAGCGCGCCGATGACCTTGCCGTTCTCGTCGATGGTGACGCGAGGGGCTCGGACGCGGTCCTTGTTGGAGACGGCGTCCTTGAAGGTAGTCCCGGGCTTGCAGAGCACTCGAAGCTCGGTGTACTTCTCCTTGCGGCCCACCTGCGGGACTCGAAGGGTGTACGTCTCGTACCCCTCGTCCTTGAGCATCTGGGCGGCGGTGTTGAGCTGTGTGGTGCTCACTCCGAGCAGGATCTCGGTCCCACGACCGTAGTCGATGTAGCCGTGCTCCTTGACTGAGGCCTTGAGCACCTCTGCGGCGTCCTGGGCCTTGGTCGACTTCTCGAGCACGCCCCCTTCGGCCAGCTTCTTGGCCGTGGCGGCGCTGAGGCCGAGTCGTTCACCGATGGCGCCGTAGGAGGCGCCCTTCTCCCGCATCTGGCGGGCGATGGCGATGTCGCCCTCTCGCTTGGCGCTCTTGGCGGCCGTCTTCCGGGCCCTGAGCTGAGCGGTGTTCATGCCCAGGGCGTAGGCGGCCTCCTTCTCGCTCATCCCCTCCTTCTTCATGAGGCGGTCGACCTCGGCGAGGAAGGTGGTGGACGTCTGATACGGGTTCTCGCCCGATCCCCACTTGTACCGGCCGGAGTGGGGGACCGAGCCCGCATGCGGAGTGCCGGCCTGAACTATCTGGAGCTCGCCGTTCTCGTCGATGATGATCATTCCGCCTCCTTGAGCTCCTCGATGATCTTGTCGAAGTGGCGGACGGCCGCCATGATCCGGGCGATCTCCTCGGGATCGGTCTCGTCAGACGCGATCTCGTCGTTCTGGTAGATGCGGAGGTCGTACTTGATCTCGAAGGGGGACTTGTCGTACTCCAGGCAGAACAGGGCGGCGTACACGTGCAGTTGAGCCATGGAGGCCGGCGTGACCCCCGTCTTGAGGTCGTGGATGCGGAGCAGCTTCGAACGGTCGTCGAACGAGATGGCGTCGGCCGTCCCGAAAGCGTTCACGGAGTAGAACAGAACCTGCTCCGGAGTCATGCGGTAGCCGATCGCGTCGTTGACGTAGGCGTTGAAGGTGGCGCGGTTCCTGGGCATGCGCATGCCCAGACGGATGTGCTCGGCGGCGAGGGCGTGGAGGCGCGTTCCCCTTGCAGCGGCCATGGCGGTCCTGTAGGAAGCGGCCAGACGCTCGTCGTCGTAGTTGATCCAGTGGTAGCGGGATGCGCCGAGGAAGGCGTGCTCGCCCTGGAGGCGCGGGTGATCAGCGAAGCGCATCCAGAATCTCCTCCACGTTGCCCGGGTGGATCGTGGCCGTGTAGTGCTCCATGCCCCGGAGCTTCTCGAGGTACCACTCCTGGTTGGGGCGGTAGTCGTATCTCGTCGGGGTCTTGCGCTTGACCTCGAGGAGGGCCACCTTCCCGCCCGGGAGGAGCACCGTGAGGTCGGGTACGCCCTGCTTGAGGGCGGAGTCGTTCTTGAGGACGATCGCGCCGAGCTCGTCCTGGAGTCTTGCGACGAGCGTCCTCTGGAAGTCTCGTTCGAGTGGGGGTCTGGAGTTGCCCATGATGTTCCTTTCCGGGCGAAGGCCCGACGGCCGGTAATGGTCGTCGAGCAGTACTACTCACTACGGCACCTGTGTTTTAGTTCGTGGTACGCAGCATTCAAGGCGGCGAACAGTAAGACCCTACCCCTTGTGGGGGTAGGGGTGAGATGTCACTTCTCGGTGATGATGAGCTTCATGCGGTGGCCGCGGATCTTCTCCAGCTCGGCCTCGAGTCGGTCGATCTCCTTCTGAACGGGCACTTCGGCGCGTTCGAAGGGAATGGTAACAAGGCGGGGGAGGAGCAGGTCGGCGACGGTGAGCATGATGAACATGCTTTCTCCTTTCGGGTAGTTGTTCTCACTATGAGCCTTGTGAAAACCCCAGCCCTTGAGGGTTGGGGGTCGAGGTCACTTCTTGGTCTTGAGGTAGTCGTTCATGACGATGTCAGTGAGCGCCATCAGGTCGATGTCCACCTCGCCCTTACGGATCTTCTCCTTGGCGATGTGGTCCTCCCGCTCGATGACGAGCGAGTGGACCAGCATACCGATGGCGAATCCGAGGGCGTGGGTGCCGACCAGAATGGCGATGGTCAGAGTCATGAGAGTTCCTTTCAGGTAGTTGGTCTCACTATGGGGCGTGTGAGTTCTGAGGTGCGTGTGAGACGCGTCTGTAGTCTTGTGGAAGGGGAGGCGTTTGGGGTTTAGCTCTGAGCGAACTGGCCCAGCCCTGGCCCAGTTTGGCCCAGTTTTCCCTATTTACTATATAAGTACTTAAAACTCTCGTACGATATAGGGAAGTTCTTCAAAACTGGGCCACGACCCCGACTTTTCCGCGTCATTCCAACGAAAAGTCCTGGCCCAGCTTGTGGCCCAGTTTTGGGCCAAACTGGGCCAACCCCGACTTTTCCGCGTCATTCCAACGAAAAGTCCTGGCCCACTTTTGGGCCAAACTGGGCCAAAACTGGGCCAAGGTGGGCCAAACTGGGCCACGTTTGGTAACGATTTGGTAACGGTCACGTCATCTGGCCCAGAAAACTGGGCCACTGGCCCACCTCTGGCCCAGGTTTGCGTTACAAACTGGGCCACGTTTGGTAACGATTTGGTAACGGTCACTACCCACTTTTCAGCTCAGAGCGAACATCCAAAGCCAAAAACTCCAACCCCTGTGAGGAGTTGGAGTTGAGGATCACCACTTCTTCAAGAGGTCGGACATGGCGTTGAACAGGACGTACGTCCTCGGTGCGCGGATCCCGTGCATGGGAGCGATCAGGAGGCGGGTGTGGTGGTAGGTGTTCTCACTACAAGGCCTGTGAAAACTCAATCGCCTGAAGAAGGTGACCCCTGCGGGTCAGAACCTTCTTGTCACCACGCGTACGAGGGCGTGGTTGCAAGCTGGCTCTGGATCGCAGAGATCTCCTTCGAGAGCTGGTTGATGGTGTCGGTCAGTTCCAGACGACGCATCGGGTTCCACCGAGACGTAACGCGGAGCTCCAGCTCGGCCCTCTCCTTCTGGGAGGTGAGGGTGTCGAGCGCGGAGAAGGCGTTGCGGACGGCGGTGTTGATGTAGACGTTCATGGTTGTACCTTTCACGGTAGTAGTTGTTCTCACTACAAGGCCTGTTAAAATTGAGGTTTTTGTGACCTGAAAACCATACCCCCTGTGAAAGGGGTATGGCCGGGGGTCAGACCCCCGTCTTGACGGTCAGCATCCTCCTGGCGACGAACCAGGTCTTGGGATACTTCGTGTCGAGGTAGTCGACGTACGCCCAGGTCTCGGGCTCGCGAGACTCATCCCGAACGCCCCAGACCATCTCGCCCTCGAAGTCCTGCACGACGGGCTCGGGGGCGTTCCTCAGAACCATCTTCTCGAGGACTGACAGGACGAACGAGCTGACCTCGCCCTTCCGCATGCGGATGGCGAGCGCGGCCCAGCGGTAGCAGCCGGCGCTTCCGAGGCCCCCGAGGACCCTCTCCTCGAACCAGTGGTACCACTCCATCAGTCAGCCCTCCTTCTTCGAGAGGACGGGGTTGCCGAAGCAGTCGGCGGGGAGCAGCTTCTCACCGACCCCGACGATCTCCTTCAGCCAGTAGTCCTCGTCGTTCACCCAGCCGAGGTAGCGGGTGCGGTTCTCCCCCTCCCGGTCGAGGAACTCGATCACGAGGCTGTTGAGGACGCTGTGGCCGTTGACGAGGATCCCCTCCTTCTCGATCCGGACCTCGTGACCGAACATGACGAGGCTCTGGAGGTCGTCGACGTTGTTCGGGTCGTACACCCTGGCCACGACGATCTCGCGGGGGCCGTACTCCACAGCCCCCTCCTCCAGCCAGGCGCGCTGCGAGCAGCCCAGCTCCTTGACGATACTCTCCGCGACGAAGATCTTGTCGCCCTCGAGGAGCCTGCCGCTGTCCGTCCCGTCGAGGCTCTTGACCTCGAAGTGTCCGAGGAGCCCCCAGCGCCCGGCGACGTACGACCAGTCCTTGACCATCTTGGTGTAAGCGAGCTTGTTGAAGACCCTGACCATGTAGTCGGTCCCAATGTCGCGAGGCCAGTGGATGGTGATGCCTCGGACACTCTCGGCGATGACGCGCATTGTCTGTTCCTTTCTTGCTGCGCTTGTCAGTTCTTGTGGGCCGCCCGGACCAGGTCTTCGGCCTGGCGCTCGGTCACCAGGAGCCTGCCGGGGTTGCGGAAGTCGTGTTCGCCCTCGACGAAGATGATCCACGCCCCGGTGACGACACGGTCATCGAGCAGCGCGAGCCCTCCCCGGATCTCGATATTGTGGCCGCACGTCGTCAGCTCGATCAGGTCCTCGAGGCAGTCTCCGTCGTAGATCGCCCCGAGGAGCTTAATGACGTCGCGCATCTCAGACCAGCTCCCCGCCGAGCTCCTCGGCGATGTCATCGGGGTCGACCGCTCCGTGCTCGAGGCGAATCCTCCCGGTGCCCGCGTCCTCGATAACCCAGTCCCCCGAGACGCGGACCACGTCGCCCCCGTCGTGGACGAAGGTCCCCATCTCGTGGAGTTCGACCGGGTGCCCGCCCTCCGACAGGGCCCTCAGGTCCTTGAGGATCCCGGGGTCGTAGATGCGCGCCACGGTCCGCTTCCTCTCGTCGATCCTGGTGGCCAGCGTGTTCTCGTCGCTCAGGTTCTTCCGCATCCGAACCGCGTACCCGTCCTCGACGAAGACGACGCACCCGGGGCGGGCCTTGATCACGCCCTCCTCCGAGGCGAAGCGGATGCCGATCTCCTCCCTCTCGCCGTCCCAGTACAGCTCCCAGTACGGGACCAGGTCCTCCTCGAGCCTGTCGAGGATCCTGCACATGGAACTGGCGAGCGAGTAGCCCGGCCAGACGATCTCGAGGGTCTTGATGGTCTTGACGATGTTCTTCATGGTTCAGTGTTCCTTCTGGTTGGTGTTGGGCCCGAGCCCCTTCCAGAGCTTGAACGGCCCCTTCTGAATGGATTCGGGCTTCGGAGTTGTGGTGTACGGGAGAGTACGAGGAGCCATCACGTACCCGCCCTCGATCCGCTCAAGGTTGACGCCGCGCTCCGCGAGGTAGTCGGCGACGCCATCGGGCACTGAACGACCGTCCTTGAGCATGACGGCCATCCCGGGCCTCCACGGGATCGTGATCCGCATGGCGTTGTCCATGTCAGTACACCTTCTGATAGTCGTCCCCGCCGTACTCCTTGACGAGCGCCTTGAGGTCCTGGTCCTTAGGCAGGGTCCTCCACTCGCCGTCGGCGTTCTTGACGTGGTAGACGCCGAGCTCGATCCTCCCTCTGAGCTTCCCATTCTCGTCGAGGGCCCAGACCCCGTCGCGCTCGATCTGGACCGGGAAGTGCTTCGAGTACTCCACGACGTCACGTGGTATCGAGAGGTCGAGCAGGACCCCCACGGCCTCGATGCCCGGGACCAGTTCCCACAGGATCCCCGCGTCGCTCTGCTTGCCGAGCCGGACGCCCGACGCGTTCTTCAGGACCGTGGCGCGCTGGGAGTCGATCTCGACGACGATGCCGTTCACGAGCGGGACGTGGACGCCGTCCGCCCCGGCCAGGCCGATGACGCCCTTGTTCAGCATGATCGAGGAGATGTTCTCCCCGACGGGCTGTTTCTGGAGTCTGCGCAGGCTCTCCGCCGAGTCCTCGTACTTCGCGGTGACGGACAGCTTGACGCGGAACCGGTTGCTCCGCTTGTTGATGACGATCATCAGATCCTCCAGAGCCTGTCGCAGTTCTTGGTCAGCTTCTGTGCCCGGATGCGCCACTCGATCTGGGTGGTCCACGCCCTGCGCAGGGTCTCGTACAGGTCCATCTTCGGGTCCAGCTCCATCAGCCGCCTCGGGATGCGCTCGCCGTGGACGGAGATGGACTCGGTTCCCACCCAGGTCCCGTCTCCGAGCGGCATCAGGTGCATGGGCTTGTCGTCCTCATTGAGGATCACGACCTTGCGCCCGTCATAGGAGACGAGGACGTAGTTCTCCTTCCTCGCGAGGACGGGCACGACCTCCCTGCACAGGATCTGGTCGCAGTGGTGGTCCTCGGGCTCCTCCGCGACGTAGTAGAGGTCGTACCGCCCCTCTGGCGAGACGGCCACCCGAACCGGGGACCTCTGCACCCCCGTCAGGGGGTCGATTCCGGTGTCGAACTCGAACCTCAGCTTGTCGAGTCGCATTGTGGTGTTCCTTCCATTGTTCTCTCGTAGACCTTCTCGTTGAAGGTCCCCTTGCGATCGAGCACGGCCAGAACCGCGTTGTCGATCGAGCTGGCCGTCAGAAGACGGTAGTAGTGGAGCTCGTCGAACGGAGTGTTCATCCGGTCGATCCGCCCCATGGCCTGCTCCTGCTGCCTCCACGAGTAGGGCAGCGAGTACAGCACAGCGATGTTGGTGCTGATGCAGTTCCAGGCGTCCGCGGCCTGGTACTGGACGAGGTAGACCCAGGGCTCATCCTCGACGGGGACGGGGTCGTGACGGTGACCGTTGCGCTCCCCGTGAGCCCGTCCCAGACGCTCGCAGACGCGTCTCAGGGCCTCGAGCTCGTAGTTGTACGAGTAGAACACAAGAGCCCGCGGATGGCCCCTCAGAATGCTTTCTACGGCCTCCTCCCGCGCCGGGTTCTCCAGAACGAGGCGCCTCTGGACCCGGCAGAGGTCACCGGCATCCGTCATCGGCCGGGATTCGAAAGGGTTCCATCGCGCCCTCGTGACGTCGGCATACCTCCGCGAGTCGTACGACACCAGCTCGTCGTGGATGATGCGGGTCGTGTCCAGAGGACTGGCGAGGTGCACGCAGATCGCCTTCTGGCACCTCTCGAGACGGTCCTCCTCGATGTAGCGCTTGATCCGGGGGTACCGCGTGTGCGGGTCCCAGATCACGTGCCGGTCCGTGAACTGCGTCCGCGTCCTGTAGAAGCCGTTCGCGATGAACAGGGGGAGCCAGTCGATCCAGACGTCCCCCGGCGTTGCGGAGAGCAGGATCCAGTTGTTCAGCCTGGCGATCTTCAGGAACGACTTGACCCACTTCCCCGACCCCGAGACCCTCTGCTCGTCGAAGACGACGAAACAGCCCTCGAGGTACTCGAAATCCTTGATCTTGTTCCAGGAGATCACCCTTTCGGGGGGCAGGTACAGACCCATCTTGGCCATGTCCGCCTCCCATTCCATGGCGTCCCGCTTGGCGGGCGTCGTGACGACGTACAGGTACTGAGCCGGATGCGCCTTCAGCCAGTACCCGAGCGCCGTCATGGTCTTCCCGGCCCCGGTCCGGCCCAGGAGAACGCAGCCGTCGTGCATACGATCGACCGCGTCCCTCTGGGCCGGACGGAGTTTCTTCATGGCGTACTCGTACGCGCTAGTCGGAATGCAGCTGCGAGAGCTCATAGCACCACGGATGGGTCTCGAAGACGATGTCATCGCGCTTCCCGTCCGGCAGGTACTCGCCCACCATCCGGATGTAGTCGTCGATGGTCTGGATCTCGAGCCCGTCATAGGTCGCCGAGTAGAACGCCAGCACGTTTCCCGGCGCCTTGGGCAGTGCCTCGTGATCGAGGCAGTACTTGCGGAGGAACTCCTCCACGACCTCCGGTGGCGCGTTGGTCGACACCCCGGCTCTGATGAGTCTCCGGTTCATCTCTCCTCCTCTACACCATCCCGGGAATCGAGACGATGTACTTGCGCATCAGGTCGTTGACGTAGACGGTCCTGCCGTACACCGAGACCCAGGGGCCGGAGACCTTCCCGCCCTTGCGGGGCGTGAGGATGTGCCCCGACTTGGCGTGGGATCGGACCCTCCCCTGGTTCGAGACCGAGACCCTCTCCTCCGGGCAGTCGACCCAGATCTCGATGTCGCCCTGGCGGATGTAGTCCTTGCGGCGATACCGGTTGACGGGCCGCTCGATCAGGTCGTCGTCATCGACCCGCTTGTGCTGGAAGATCGTCGAGAACGTCCCCCGGAGGGTGTCCCAGACGACCCTCTCATCGGCCTTCCAGGTCCGGGTCTTGACGGGCATGTAGACCTCGACCCCACCCGGCCAGGCGAACCAGTCGTCCGGGGAGAAGCCGTGGTCCGAGAAGAACGCCTCCAGCTCGCTGGCGGGGGCGTTCGCGGCGATCGAGTCATAGCACTCGACGAGGCTATCGGGGTCGATGATCACAGCTTCTCCTTGGACAGGTCGAGCATCATTCTGAACTCGTGCAATCCCCTCATCGGAGAGAAGTGCGCCAGGTTCTTGTCGAGAAGGAGGTCGATCAGCAGCTTGAGCCTCTCGATGCGGAACAGTCCGTGAACCGCGTCGTACGCGAGGCACTTGTCGGCCGTGACCAGCTCCCATCCCCTGTCGCCGATCAGGGCGATCCTGCCGGTCCCCCGGACGTTCCACTCGACCTTCCACCCGTCGGGCAGGTAGTCCTCGAGGAACTTGTTGACGGACTCGTCCGGGGCGTCCCCGCAGACGATGATATACCGTGGTGCGCACATATCAGTTCACTCCCGTGTGCTTGCGCTCGAAGCCGAGTTCGGCTCCTCCGAACATCTGTCGGAACGAGATCCCGTTCCGGATGAGGGATCCCCTGAAGGCCCTCCACGCAGCGGTGGTCATGGGCTTCTGGACCCCGCGCTCCTCCGTCCAGACGAGCCAGTAGTACCTCGGGTACTTCTCGCCGTCCGGCATCCTGACGAGGGGGCGCTTGGCCCCGCTCTTGTCCTCGCTGCTGAACAGGCGCGCCCGGGCCTCCGGATGCCGCGTCGCCCACTGGTTGACGGCGATCTTGCAGTCGATCGGGGCCGCGTCCACGACGACCCGCCTATCGGTCGCCCAGTACGAGACGATCCGGCCGTCGTGTTCCTTCCTGGCGGCGTACCCCCTGAGCGCCGCGTGGGCCTCGATGTAGGGGGCCTCGTGCTCCCGCGCCACGATGACCTTCCCGCCGCGCCTCCAGACGAGAGCGTCGCCCCAGACGGCGGTCCTGACACCCCTGATGTAGAGAGTCGTCTCGCCGTCCGAGTTAAAGCCGAAGTCGTAGTCGGTCTCTCCGTGCCTCTCGAGGAAGTCCTCGATGGCGGAGACCGGCGCACACATCCAGCACAGCTCGATCTCGGGCCCGGTCTCCTCAGCGGTCGCGGTCATCGTACGCCTCCTCGGTGATGAGGAAGAAGCCGCGGGGGTGCTCTCCGTCGTTGTCGAAGCACGCGACACTGCTCCCGGTGTAGGTCGCGTACCGCCGGACGGCGTTCAGAAATCGGACGATGGTCCACTCCCCGTCGTACTCGACGGTCTGGACGCAGGGCTCGGCCGTGATCGCGAGGTCGTGCGCCGGGTAGCAGCGCCACTTCTTGACGCGGATCTCGATCGGGTCGTGCCTCTGGGGGCGCCTCTCGCCCCGCGTCGGGACGACCCTTCCGCGAGACGTGCAGGTCACGATCTCGCCGACGCGGTACTCCCGCATCCCGATCACGAGGGTGTCGTTGGGCTCCCGCGTCACGCCCTCCCGGACGAATCCCGAGATGGTCCGGTAGGACTTCTCCGTGCCGCTCCACAGCAGCTCGAAGAGGACGAAGATCTGCTCGGTCATTTCACTGTTCCTTTCTGAAACCGAGTCTGGGATTGCTGGTGACGCCCCTGAGGGCGTTGGACACGGTGGCTCTGGAGACTCCGAACTCCTCGGCCGCCGTCTTCGCGTTCGGGAATACGGCTCCCGAGTCCGTGTGAACGACCCGCCCCCGGTAGGGGGAGGACCTGAAGCGGGGGGTGCTGTCGAACATCGGCTCCCAGTCCTTGGGGAGCTCGATCTCGAAGCAGCGCGAGACGAGGCGCCTCACGCTGTGCCAGCGCCCCCCGCACAGGACGTACCAGTCCTCTCCGATGGTGCCCCGCAGGCGCATCGGCTTGAGGAACTTGTGGGCGTTCAGCGAGTAGACCCGGCCGTAGGAGGAGATCTCCATCGGCCATCCCTCGATGGACGCCCAGTTCTCGTCGAGGAAGTCAGATGCCATACTTCGACATCAGCCGGTCGGGTCGGCAGACGACGTACATCGAGTCGATGTAGGCGGAAACGAACCCCCTGAACTCGTAGGGGGTGAAGGTGATGTCCACGTAGTCGATGTCGAGGCGGTCGATCTCGCAGATCTCCTTGGCGGAGAGGAGGCGCCTGGACCACTCCTGAGGCGGAGCGCCATCCTCGGCCATCAGCAGGACGATCTTGGGGTCGGCGAGGCCGCCGTACGAGGCCTTGACCCCCAGAAGGTCGACCCCCTGGTCGTCCTCGAAGCCCTCGCGCGCATCGAGGTGTCGGATCCGGAAACCGCGATCGGTCAGCTCCCGGACCATCTCGGGAGGGACCACGACCGAGGCATTGGGCTTGGGCGTCTGGTTGAACTTGTCCGGAGCCCCCGAGAAGTTGGGGAACATCAGACTGGTCCCCTCGATGGTGAACCGTTCGCGAGCCATCAGAGCCCTCCATTCGAGAAGTAGACGAAGAACGCGACGAGCGTCAGGATGCTCGCCACGGCCATGAACAGGAATCCGCCGCCGAAGAGACCGGTGGCGGTGGTCCCGTACTTCTTGGCGTTCATGCAGTCGAGCGCGAACGCGATGAGCATCATGAGGGTGCCCGCCAGATACAGCAGCAGGCAGGACCCTCCGAATGGGATGAGTGCGTTGTGCACGTGTGTTCCTTTCAAGCGATGAGGATATAGATGTTGAGCATGAACCCGACGAAGGCGAGCGCCTCGAGCCAGTCGGCCGCCCTGTCGAACCGGGCCTCAGCAAAGAGGCTCAGCACGAGCAGGATCGCCGGGGTCATGAAGATGAGGAAAGGGCCGATCACGGCTCCTCCTGAAGCCCCCAGCCCGTGTGGACTGAGGGGTCGAGTTGTCAGATGGAGTGGATGTAGCGGATGTTCTTCTGGTTCCTCTTCTCGATCCTCTTCAAGGCCCACTTGAAGGGGCCGGGGCGCCCGAGCGCGAAAGCGGCGCAGGCGATCGTACCCACAATCACGATGAGGTTCTTGATGAGGGTGAGGGCGAGGTTCAGGACGAACATGGTGGTTCCTTTCAGAGTACTGATGTTCTCACTATGCGCCGTGTGGAATGTACGCTCCTCCGAAAGGCTCCAGCCCTTGTGAGGAGCTGGAGTGCGAGACGGTCAGTCGGTTCGGGACAGGCGCTTCACAACGCCCCGTCCGAGGTCGACCGCCAGATGCACCACGTCGACGACGATCACGCGAATCGTGTCGTACCACTCGGCGAGGGCCGCGCCGATGCCCGAATTGTCGTCCTTGCTCACCGCGAAGAGCGCGGAGAGAAGGGAGCGTACGAGTTCGAGCACCAGCGCGACGCACACTCCGAGCATGATGATCGCGATCACGGCGATCGCAGTGATGACGATGATGCAGAGGCAGAAGCCCCAGGCGAGGGCCGTAGTGAGGAAGTGCATTGGCGTTTCCTTTCGTAGAGCTGATGTTCTCACTATGCGCCTTGCAGAATATGCTACTCGAGAAGCGTCGTCATAGGCACGTACTTCTCGATCGTCCTGACAGCCTCATCGGCCTTGGCGAGGGCGAACGTGTCGTCGACACAATCTGTGCCGTACGGCTGCGCATCCTCCTCCAGCATCCATCTGTACCCCTTGCTCGAGGGGGCGCTGTAGTATTTGTCATCTCGGAGCACCTCGAGGATGCCGCCCGGAGCGCAGTCCTTCACCGGGACGAAGGACCCGATCCGGCCGACATAGGCCCTCTGCGGGTTCTCCTCCGTCCCGTAGTTGAGGTACAGGGCGCCCTTGTGCACCTGCCGGGTCTCGGTGTAGTCCGCCATGGTGTAGTGCGGCTCAACGTCCGACCCGAACAGGGACTTGAAGACGAACGGGTGCTGGAACTGCGCGCCCGTGGCGTGCCAACCCTTCTCGTCGTGCGCCACGTACACCGCGTCGTTCACGAGGACCATCTTGTCGTAGGTGGCCTCGTGCTCGAAGGTGTACCCGTACTTCTTGCCGAACTCCATGACCGCCTCGATGATCTCGGGCGTGGCGTTCGGGATCTTGACCGAGTCGGTCTTGATGTGGGCGACGGTGTAACCGCGCTCCTGCACGAAGTTCTTGAGGTCCACCATGAACAGGGCCCCGCGCTTCGCCACGATGTTGTCCGGGTTGTTCATCGGGTCCATACCGTTCGCCCTGGTGGGGAAGCGGGCCGCCGTGAGGCCGTACACGCTGTTGATGGCGATCTTCAGCGCGAAGGCCAGAGCCTGATCGTCGTCGCCGGTCAGGCCGTTCACGGCCTCGCCGAGGTACTTCTTGGCGGCCTCGTAGTCGTGGCGCTTGACCGCCATCCGCCCTTCGACGAGGTTCTCGAACCGCTTCGTGTACTCATCGCCGAAACACTGCAAGGCGATCAGCGAGTGGGGGTGCATCGCTCCGACGTCCAGAAGCGCGACGTCGGTGTAATATCCCGGCTCGGCGTACACCCATCCGCCCTCGCCGACCTTCTCGCCCCGGTACATACTCTTGCCGTTCTCGTAGGTGTAACCCGGGAACGTCTTCCGCAGATCCGTGTGGATGAACGGAGGCTTGCGGTCGTCCCCGAATATGATCTGGCAGGTGAGCTGGTTGGTCGACGTGTTGACGTTCAACCCCGCGAGCTTGGCCAGAATCCGCCGCGCCTTCCAGTCCGACGAGTTCTCGTGGAACACGCGGCGGGTTGCGCGGACGTCGTTCTTGCAGTACTCGATGATGCGCGGGATGTCGTCCCTCGAGACCTCCTGGTCCCACGGGATGTCCATCTCCACGTGCGGGAGGCCGAGGTCGATCTCCCACTTCTTCAAGGACTGCTTCTTGGCGCAGAAGTCGTACACATCGGTGTAAGACGCGTCATAGGCGTCCCTGAAGAACGAGCCGCGGTCGCCGTTGACGATCCGCTGCGACAGGTTGTACAAGCGCTCGTTGTCGTACCCCATCCAGCGGGCGTACAGAATATGGTTGTCGTAGCGCTTGTTGTTGAACCCGACGAGCCGCATCTCGAACAGGGGTTCGATCTCCTCGGGCTTCGGATCGACCATGGCGACCACCTCGGCGTCGTCATCGTCTCTCATCCAGCACACGAGGAACAGGTTCTTGTACACCTCCACGTCGTAGAAGACGAGGGATCCCTCCCCGTCCTCCTTGCCGACCGGAGGCTCCGCTTCTTGGGAGGACTTGAGCCGGAGCTGAGTGTACGTCTTGAAGCACGCGTCTTTCTGGTGCGTGCTACCCATGGCGAAGGCGAGGATCGCCCCGCGCATGTTCTCGACGTCGTACTCCATGCCCGACTCGTAGGCGTCGTCGAGGATCTTCTTGATGAAGTCCATGCTCGGCTTCGTGCCGGGATGGATCTCCTTCCGAAGATTGCGCTCGATCAGCTCCCTCAGGGCCTTCTCGCTGCCCATCTGCTTCTTACTGAGAATATCGCGTTCCTTTCTCTTGTGGGGCAGCCCCTCCGAGATGGTGGCGACGGTCAGTCCGTTGGACAGCGTCCCCATCCTCCTCAGCGAGGCCCTCCCTCTGAACACTTTGACCTCGATCCCGGTCGAGATCTCGTTCGCCAGCTCCGAGACGTCACCCGCGTACCGGTAGTGCAGGTGAATCCCGGCCCTGGACTTACTGACCTCGGCATAAGTCTCGGGCAGACCGAGAGCCCGCGCCGCATCGCGATTCGCCTCGAAGGACTTCTCGCCGTCGTCCCCTCGGATGTCGAGGTCGATGACGATCATGTCCTCCGGAGGCCGCACGTAGTGCAGCCGCGTCGTGTCGAGGTCGTTCAGAACCGTTGAGACGTCGTCCCACGCCCGGAGGGGCGCCCCCGTGTCTGATGCGTACTGAGCCGGCCTGTCGCTCAGAATGTCATCCAGCACGGGGGTCCCCTCGGACATCTCGAGCCAGTCGGCCGCGACCAGTCGGCGACGGACGTCTCCGCCATCCAGTCGGTCGAGCCTGAGGCCCTCGAACCAGTTCCGCTTGCGCCCGTCATCCGTCCGGACGCGGTCGTGGTAGGCCTCGAAGTAGTTCGCCAGCTCGTCCCGGAAGCGGTACCGGCTCATCTTCAGCTCGAGGCCCGACTCGGCCAGGTACGCCTTGTACATGGCGTAGGCCTGTTGCAGGGTGACCCCCGGGACGAGGGTCTCCTGGTTGTCGACGACGAAGTTGTAGAAGAAGTCCGTTCTCCTCATCATCGCCGTCGGTCTGTAGGCATCGAAGTAGTGGAAGCCCCGCTCCCTGTACTGCTCGAGGCAGTAGTGGGCGATGGCGCCCAGCTCGTTCGGAATATCCCGCATGATGCGGTTGTACGAGGCGGGATCGAGCCTCCGTCCGGACGGAGTGACGTCGATCAGCCTGCGGATGATGCCCGACTTGGCGTCCGTGATCTTGACGGGACGGTTGGTCCCCATCCAGAGCATGGCGTTCAGGGCCGTCGTGTAGGTGGCCTTGAACTTCTCGTTCATCGTCATGTCCTCGTGGGAGACGATGGAGTTGATTCGGGCGTTGTCCTCGATACGGGACAGGTCCCCGTCGTGCTGGATCGCGACGAGGGGATTGTCCTTGAACACCTCCATGGCGAATGTCGCGGACGGGGACGCAAGGGCCCTGGCGTCGAACGAGGACGTGTACCCCTCGAACAGCTGCGAGATCACGTTGAGGATCGTGCTCTTGCCGCTCCCGGCCTCGCCGTAGAGGACTATGAACTTCTGAATATAGCGCGAGTCTCCGGCGACGATGGATCCGATCGCCCACTCGATCTTCTCGCGCTCATCCGGGTCGTACAGCGCAGAGATTAGCTCCTCGTACGCTGAAATATCCCCAGCCTCGAGGGCGTACGGCAGTCGACGGCTCGCGTACTGCTCCTTGCGCACAGGAGTGTTGGCGAATGTCAGCCGCGTGTCGAGGTCGTGGGAGTTGTCACTCAGGCTGCGGATGTAAGTCTGGCACTGCGTCCACATGCCGGACGAGAAGTCGCGGAGGTACTTCACCCGGAAGTCCCCGTCCCCCCTCGTCCGGCGGTACTCGTCCAGGGCCCTGTCGACCAGGCGCTGGACGTCGTACTCATCCGTGGACCACAGACCGCGCTCCTCGTCCCACACCGCGTAGAAGTCCCTGCCCCGTACCATCAGGTCGTACGAGCGCAGGACCTTCCAGTCGGGTCGTATCTCGATCGCTCCGCCCTTCGCCGCCCGTTCGGCGAAGGTGAAGAAATCGAGAGTCGTCATTCGCCGTCGAACCCGTACGTGTCACCCGCGTCGAAGTAGATCGTCACCCGGATCTCCTCGGGCTCCGTCTCGCGGGTGGAGCCGCGCGGGTAGACATTGATGCGGGCCGTCGTCGGATAATCGAGACCCATGACCTCCATGTACAGGAGGTCGGCGAGGTCCCGCATGGTTCCGTTGGCGATCATATTACCGTTGTACAAGGCGCCGTTCGCGCTGTTGTACTTCAGCTCGTGCTCGTCCTGGTCGTAGTCGTCGAAGTCGACCCACTCGTAAGAGGGCGTCTCCTCCTTCGACGGAAGCTTGGTCAGTGCCTCCTGGGCCTGGACGATCTCTCCGTACTTCTTGGCGAGATCGGCGTACTTGGTGACCATCTCGTCGTGCTCCTTCTTGATGGCGCTGCGCTCGAGGCGAAGCTTGAGAATATCCTCGCTCGCCTCGTCGAAGCGCTTGTCCTCGAAACTCCTCGTGCTCGCCTTCCACGCCTCGGCCAGCGCGATCATACCGACGGCCTTGATCAGCGCCGGGGCGAGGGACTTCGCGAAGGCGATCGTCTGCGGTGGCAGTCCGAACATCATGCCACCAGGTTGTGGGGCGCCACCAGATCGAGGTGCCAGATGGTCTGGATCTTGTCCAGCTCCTCCTCGGAGTCGCCGTCCGCGAATCCCGTCTGGTCCTCGAGGGCGGAGAACAGGATGACCGCGTCCGGGTCGGCCTTGCGGCTCCAGCCCATGACCCCGCCCAGACGGGTATGAGGCATGCCGAGGGCCTTGTAGATCTCGTTCAGGAACACGTGGCCCTGCCACCGGAGCTTGTCGTTCATGTGGCGCTCGACGGCGTCGAGGAAGTTGCGCGAGACGACGGGAGCCGGGTCCCAGTTCTTGTTCTCGGGGCCGAAGACCCGGTTGCGGAAGTCCTCAGAGGGCAGGAGGTGGCCCTTCTGCGGAGTGCGGACGACCTCGGTCTTGCCGTCGACGGTCTCGGTGCGGGGCTCCGGGACCTCGCCGTTCAACTCGGCCAGGAGATCCTTCTTGTCCGCCTCGGCGAGGGCCAGGGCGGCCCCCAGACCGGCGAGGCGCTTCAGCTGCATGGTATGACCGGCCGCGATGCACGCGATGCCGGCGACGGTCAGCCCGACGACGGGCGCGTACCGCTTGGCGGTCCTGACGAGGAACTTCTTCTGGGCCTCCGTGAGATCCGCCTTCTTGGTCTCCTCGTCCTTCTCCTCGTCCGCCTCGATGACGGCGGCCTCGGTGATGTAGGGGACCAGGTCCTCGTCGAGGTAGGTGAAGGACTTCTTGACGGCGACACCGGTCGCGGCCACCAGCATGGTGGTCCCTCCGGCGACGAGCAGGGTCGGGGCGTGCTTGATCAGAGCGAGCTTGACGGCTCCGAGGACGCCGCCGAGAGCGGGCATGGGCAGCATGATGCTGTTCCTTTCTTGTTGGAATATGGGTTATCGGGTCGGCTTGTAGGAGGGCGCGGGGAGGTCGAAGCCGTATCCCCCGCGCCGCATCTGGACTCGTCCGAGGTTCACCTTGTCGGCGGTCCACGTCCAGGACTCGTCCACGTGAGTGGTGCTCATGCCGGCGAGGCTGAACAGGTCGCCGACGGAGGCGGACCCGTACCTCTCGGCCATCTCGAGCAAGGCCTGGAGGGTGTCCTCCGCCTCCCGTCTCGAGGGCACCACCAGATCGGAATACGACGGCGGTCGCCTGGACCACTCGTCATCGCGGGGCGTGGGTGCTCCCGCGCTGTAGTTCGTGCGGGACGTCCACCCCGCGGGCCTGCTCTGCCTCGAGGGAGAGGCGTACCCCGTGTAGGGGCGATAGGGCTTGGGGGCGGATTCCCCGTACAGGGCCCTCTCGATTCCGCCCACGACCACGGACTGGATCATCTCCCGGACGTTCGGGAGGATCAGCTCGTGCAATACATAGTTCCCGACGCCACTGACGGAGTCGGCGAAGATGGATCGGGCGACCGTCGCGCCGATCGACTTCGAGACCCTGCCCTTGGCGACGGGCTTGATCTCGGGCTTGCTCTGGCCGGCTCCGGCGAGGGCCTTTCGGATCTCGTCCTCCGGCTCAGGACGGATCGGCGCGACGTCGCTCATCTCAGGCTTCCTTCTTGGCCTTGTCGATGGCCTTCGAGATGTCCATCGAGGGCGGGACGATGGACTTGAAGAACCTGATCGCGGCGTCCTCGTTCTCCATGATCCTGTCGATCACCATGTCGAGGAAGGGAGAACCCACGAAGTCCTCCCGGAGGCGGGGGTTCTTGCGGAGGCCCGTCTTGGTGGAGTTGGGGACGCCGTAGGCGGCGAGAACGAGCGTCCGCATGGTCATGTAGAGCTCGATCTGCGTCATGCCGCTCTTGGCGGCCATGAGGCGGGCGATGGGGTTGCCGGACGGGTCGTCGTCCAGCATCTTGACGATCTCGTCGCGAGTCAGGTTGAAGTAGGCGTCGTGCTCGATCTTCTCTCCAGGGGCGAACATGGACTCCGCCTCGAGGTGGTACTTGATCATGACTGGTTGTCCTTTCTAGTTGGAAATATCACTTCGTGACGTCGACGTAGGGACTCAGGGCCCGGACGGTCGCGTCGTGGATGTAGGGGGCGGTGATGAAGCTGACGGCGAACGTGCCGACCGCCGTGCAGACGGCGCCGACGGGCGTCCGGGGCCGGATGGCGCCTCCGATGGCCGCGCAGATGGTGCAGCCGACAACGGCCTCGATTCCGAGGCACAGGATCTTGCCCATGGTGGTGTTCCTTCCTTGTAGATGCGGGCTGAAACCCCCGCCCCTTGTGGACGGGGGCGAGGTTCACTCCTCCTCGTCGTCGAGGATGTCCTCGGCGTCGGACTCGATGGTGTCATCGGTCTCGTCGTCGGAGTCGTTGCTTCCGAGCGACATCAGCGCTCCGATCGCGAGCAGAGTGCCGCAGGCGGCCACGGCGTACGTGGCCCCCTTCGCGGCCTCCGCCGCGCAAGCGGCGCGGAGAGGGTGCTTGGCAGCGTACTCCTGGCGACGGGCCTTGATACGGGCCCGGATGGAGGGCTTCTTGTCAGAAGAGGGGGGAGTGGCCTCGCCGTTGTCGGCGGGGACGGGGGCGCGGTCCTGGTTGGTGCTCATGGTGGTATTCTTTTCTATTGAGCGGACAGGTTCTCACTATGGCGCCTGCAAAATGTGAGTGTCAGCCGATCTTGTGCCAGGCGGTCGACGGCGGGTCGACGAAGCCCAGTACGGCGCAGGGCTTTCCCTCGTGATCGAACCCGGCCGTGACGTCGATCTCGATGAGCGGGCCGAGGATCCCCCAGCCGAGCAGCTCGCCGGCGTCGGTGGGAATGAGAGCCAGCTTTCCGAGGAACTCGTTCAGTGAGACGGAATCGCCGTGTGTGATCTCGTGGTTGCACTCGTTGACCGCGTTCTCGACGTGAGACCGCGACGCTCGGAAATATCGCCCGGTGAAGGACTCGTACCAGAGGATCTCCCTCTCGGAGTGGTACGGCGGGACCGAGTGCTCCCTCGAGGCCCTCTCGGTGCGGCGCTCCTGGATCTTCTCCTGGACCTCCTTGCGCGTCTCCTCGGGCAGGGACTCGACCGCCTTGCGAATATCCCCCAGCTCGGTCTTGGCGGCGCCGAGGGCGAGGGAGGCGGCTGCGAGGCGACTCGCGCTGATGCGATTCGCCGCGATGATGCACCCGATGGTGAACGCCCCGCACGCGACGGGCCGGATGTAGCACTTCCACCTGGCCTTGACGAGGTTGACGAGATCCTCGCGGCGGGTGTCGCCGCGCTGATATCGGATCTCCTGCGCCTTGACGTGGGCGCGAGCCGCTTCGACGGCTGTGGCTCCGACCCCGGCGACGGCGAGACCCGTGAGGATCCCGACGGAGTGCCTGGCGACGAAACCTGCGATCGGTTCGATTCCGATCATGGTCGTTCCTTTCTGAAAGACGATGAGACGCGTGGATACACGTTCTCACTATGGGACCTGTGAAAATATCACGCCGTGTGAACCCCGACCCCCTGCGATCCTTTACGGGGACCGAGGGGGTCGTGGGAGAATAGGTCACGGAATGAAGCGGCAGGCCATCGGGAGGGCCTTGCTGGCGATCACGGCGATGCGCTCCGCGAAGACAATGAGTCCCACCGACCCGACCTGCGAGGCCGCACTGATGACCGTCGGGGCCACGGGCGGCTTCTCGGCAACCTTTCGCGAGGAGGCGTGGTCGAGGGTCTTGATCTCCTGATCTGAGATCTTGACCCAGCGATCGGTGTCCTCGTTCTGGAGGGTGCTGGAGAGCCGCTCGAGGTCCATGACGGCCTTGAGGGTGGCGGCGTAGTCGGGGTCGGACGGAGTCATCGTCGCGAGGTGCTCACGCGCGTAAGCGGCGAGGTCCTCCACAGATGGCGTGGTATCGGTGTCAGACATAGTGTTCCTTTCTACTCACTACGCGACCTGTGAATATCCCGGTCAGCTGTGGACGACCTTGAGGTTGACCATGCCGGACAGCGCCTCGGGCTTCTCGCCCAGGACAGCGTATACAACTCCGCCGTCCTCGCCCTTCTTGACGTGGAGCTCGCCGTCACCAGTGGCGGCGTACTTCGCGCTCGAGAGCTGAAGCAGGGTGCCCACGAAGGTGGTAAGGGCGGTGATGGTGCCCACGACCGCCTCGACGTGGGGGAGGCCCCAGATGGCGGCGAGCGCGACGTACAGGGTGGCCAGCGCCGGGGCCAGGACCTGCACGACCCACTTCAGGGTGTTGTACGCCTTGTTATCGAGACTCATGATATCGTTTATCCTCTCTGGTGCTGCGGATCGGGAGTTGATCCACCTCGTTGATGACGCGCTCGGCGATCCCATTGCCCCCGAGCTCGGTGTACGGCTTGACAAGGTACGTCGTCCAGTCCTCGTACTCGTCCCAGCTGATCCAGCCGCGATGAATATAGCCCCGTCCGACGTGGATGATGCGATCGTGGGCGAGTCCCCGTATCACATGGTCGACGGCCTGGCGGTTGTCCGCCCGCCTCGACATGAACGACCAGAATCCGGACGACGCGAGGGCCGACCCGAATATGGTCAGGAACAGCTCCAGCGCGTGCATCTCACCCCATCACCGCCGCGATGGGATAGCACGCCGCCCTGGTGGTGACGGGGACGGCCGTGACGGCACCGGTGATGCCGATGACCGCCGCCTGGTTCTTGCTGTACACGTAGTTGAGCCAGTGGCTGACCGTGGTGTTGCGCCAGTCCGGCTTGGCGAGGAACAGCGGCAGGATCATCGTGTCGTTGAAGTAGTTGATCGTGTAGGAGCCGTCTCGAACCATGGCGCCGACGCCGGCGGTCGTGATCATCCCCGGCTGCATCAGCGAGACCTTGACGTTGAGACCCGTGACCTCGCTGGGGAGGGTCTTGTTGTCGAACTGGGTCGCGTAGTTGTGCGCCCGCGTCATGATCTTGTCCGAGCCGAACACGTTGGCGAACCTGTTCAGCGCGACGATGTTCAGAGTGTTCGAAACCATGTACGTCGAGGGCACGCTCGTCATGTCGCCAGTGTGGAACTGGACCGAGTCGAACAGCTCCCGCGCCATCACCACGATGTGGTTGTTCTCCACGCCCGGCTGCCCGAGCCAGTAGTTGAACCCCGCGATGATGTAGCGGACGTTGTTCCGCAGCCAGTAGTCGCCCAGCCAGAGGTCGGTGAACCGCCCGCTCTTGATGGCCTGCCGCTGTGCGTTCGTCATTCGGTCGCCCAGGAGCTTCCCCCTGAAGATCTGGTTGTGGATCGCCGGCTGCTGCGCGAACGACTCGAAGCCCAGCTGGTTGGTCGGGACCAGAGCCGTGTCGAGGTCCCGAGTCAGGCAGGGGAAGGACACGGCCTCGTCAGAGGAGACCGTCCGCATCTTCGTGACGTCCCAGTTCTTCTTGATCTGCTTGACGTCGGTCTCGATGGCGGCCAGCTTGACGTTCGCGTCGGGCGGGCTGAGCGCCGCGTCCTTGACGGTGTTGAACCAGCTCTCCCAGGACGCCCGCGCGTCGGACAGGATCTTACCGACGTCGATGCTGGCGTCCGGGGCGACGACCCAGGGGCACTGGGAGCCGCCGCGGTTGTCCGTGATCATCGTCGCGTCGATGGTCGTGGCGTTGGCGTTGACCCGGATGGTCGCGACGACGTACTGGTGCAGCATGTCGGTCTGGATGCCCTCCGGGACGGACGGCGCCGCCGAAGGGGTCCCGGTGAGGACCCTCAGACGGACGGACCGGACCTCCGGGGACTCGTTCACCTCGATGCAGACCGCGTCGATCCTGGCGTAGGTGTTGTGCGCCGCCGCCAGGGCGAGGTAGATCGTCTCGTCGCACTCGAACCAGCGGTGGTTGAACCAGCACCTGCCGGGTGCGATCCTCACGGCGAGCCCGTTGTACGGCGAGACCTTGAACGCCTCGAGGTAGTTGGCGAATATCCCGTCGGCGATGATGCCGTCGAACATCCTGCCCATGTCGAGAGCGGAGTATCGTCGGTCGCCGTTGTCGGAGTCGAAGAACCCGTATCTTTGAGTCAAAGCATCTCCTTACATCTTGATCCCGGGGGTCTTCTTGACCCCGTTCTGGTCGAAGGCCCAGGTGAACTCCGAGATCATGGCCTCGAACTCGGTCTGGAGTCCGAACCACGCGGATCGGACCTTGCCGGAGCCGAGGTAGGGCGTCCATCGGAACAGCGTTCCGAGCTGATAGTCCCGTCCGTAGACCAGATCGTTCGAGAAGGTCGCGGGAGTGGTCGCGACGGTCTGGATCCGGGACTGCGACTGAATGATCTTCTTGGCCTGGCCGTCGTCGTTCGGGGTGCCCATCTGGGTCCACGCGTTCTCCAGATACGAGAGCGTGGCCATGGCCTCCTTGTACTGCATGCCGTCCAGGTTGTACTTCAGGTACTTCTCGACCCTGTTCCAGGACGTGACGTTGTCCGCATTGTACGTGGGCGATCTGTAGATGCGCGTCCCGACGACGTTGAACTCGTCGTATACGGGGGATCCCGGGGACTTGCGCTCCTCGATCTTGGGGATCTCGACGAGGGCAGCGTTGGCGTACTCCGTCGTTCCGATCCCGAACTCCAGGGACTCGATGTAGTCCGTGAAGTCGGGAAGCGGGTCAGAGACCTCGGTCGGAATGATCCGCATCTGCCAGGCGCGGCGCTGCTGGCCGATCACGACGAAGTCGAAGCCGTGGCGGTAGCGGAAGGGCGTGTTCCGGTTGCACGAGGCGAGGACGGCGTCCAGGACCGTGTCCCCGACGTTGAAGTCGAGCTTGAACACCGACAGCCACGGCTCCTTGACGCGCGGATCCTGCCAGATACTGAGATACGGATTGGGATACCGGTCGATCATCTCGTACTTGAGCAGATCCATCAGCGTCTTGTGGAGCGCCGGATTCGGGTTCGTCTCGTAGTACGGCCAGGCCATGGGCCCGAGGCTGATCCTCCTGAACGAGAGCATGTTCTCGATGCCCTTGTAGTTCAGGATGACGCGCGGCTCCTCGCCCTTGACCACGATTCTGCTCGAGACGAGATTCATGACGTGGTTGGACTCGGAGAAGTGCAGATAGTGCCCGTTCGGATAGTTCCGGGCGTCGAGCGCCAGCGGATAGTAACCGATCGGGAGCTCGAGGGTGGCCTCGCCCACGTCCCCGAAGCGCTCCGTCCAGACGGCGGAGTAGAAGTCGTCCACGATCACCATGTCGTTCGAGTGATCGCCGAACTGGTTCCACCTGTAGGCGGACTCGATGGTGAATATCACTTCAGACTCCCAGATACTTCTTGGTGTACTTGACGGTCGCGATGTAGCGGCCGCGAGACGCCGTGAATATGGTGAGCGAGTTCTCCCCCGGGTACAGGATCGGCCAGTTCCCCTGCTCCCAGGTGGTCCAGGCGAGATCGACCGTGCTGTCCTTGTTGGGGGAGGTGTACTTGACGGATCGGGACCCGATCTCGGACACGACGGTGAGCGTGCCGTTGACCTTCATGACACCGCCGACGTTCTGGGCCTCGAGATAGGTGTTCCGGTCGCCCTGGATGACGACGGAGTTGCCCGGGAGGTCCAGGAACTTGATGTCGATGGACATCCCGACGGGAACCGTTCCGTCGTAGGTGATGTAGTACTGCCACTTCGGGAGGGTTCTGCTGAACTCGATCTCCGGGGCGTAGGTCGGGTTCGAGAACGGGAACTCGAACAGCGGGCCGACGTCGGTGAGGACCTCGGTCGTCGTGATGAGCGACCCCGTCTCGGTGAAGAACGGGTCCGGGCAGCGGATCCCGACGGTGTACGTGGAGTACTTGTTGAAGATGTCCGGCTCGAAGGACTCGACGTAGCCGCTGGTCTCCAGCTCGCCGTGGTCCATGACGAATGCGAGCGTGACGCGCTCCTGGACGGGCAGGAGGCGGTAGAGCCACCGTCGGACCCGCTCCAGGTCGATGCCGACGGGCTTGAGAGTGAGAGTGATGTCCCGGGTCCCGGCGCGGGAGCCGTTGTAGTAACCGCCGGACCGGGCCCCGTAATTCGTGACGAAGATGTCGCTCTTCACGGGACCCAGTCCGTCGATCTTGAGCACCGCCACGCCGGTGCTCCATGGATCCGAGAGACTCAGGATGGCGTTAGTGCCGTTGTCCGCCGTCACTGACACGGCTCGGATCATGATTCCTCCTACATGTACTCGAGGCGGGCCACGAGGTTCCTCGTCTGCCTTGCGATGTCCGCCTCGGACAGGGCCTCGGGCGAGTTGTTCGTCTGGTTGAACGTGATGTTCGGACGCATGCTCTCGTCCGAGGGCTGGTTCTGCTGTGCGGCCTTCGCGAGCTCGGCGGATGCGGCGATCCCGTGGACCGACGCCGGAATATCGACCGCCTGGATGGCGGAGAGCCCCTTGTGCAGGTCTGTCGTGTCGAGAACGGGCCTGACCGTGGGGTTGAAGGCGCCGAACTCGGTGTTGACGCCGTCCTTGAGGGCGTTGTTGAACGCCTGGACGGTGTCCTCGGCCAGAGTGGTGGTGGCGGTGAGCGCCTCCTTGCCGTTCCGGTCGATGCCGAGCGCCAGACCCTGTACCATGTACTTGCCGATGCCCGCCATGACGCGGGACGGCGACTTGATGCCCAGGGCGTCCTTCGCGCCGTCGACGAGCCCGCTGACCCAGCCCGTGACCTTGTTAACGAGCCAGTCCTTGAGTTCGACGATGCCGTTCCAGATGCCCCTGACGATGTTCTTGCCGATGACGATCCAGTCGCTCGCGACGCCCTTGAAGAAGTTGATGATCGCGACGACGATCTTCTTCAGGGCAGCGCGCAGGCGTGGACCGTTCTGGTCGATCGCGTCCGCCAGACCCTCGATGAACGAGATGATCAGGTTGAACGCGGCGGCGATGATGTCGCCGATCTTCGAGGCGATGCCGTTGATGAAGTTGACGATCAGCTCGGCCGCGACCACGGCGAACTGGTACGCGTTGTCCCGAAGCTGCTGAAGCAGCGTCATGATGAGGAACAGGAACGTCTCGATCAGAGTCGGCCCGGTGTCGTGAAGGACCTGCGCCATCCCGAGCAGCAGCGAGACGATCGCGTTCGCCACTACGGGCGTGCTCTCGATGATCGCCGTGGCGATGGCCCAGATGATGGCCACGATCGCGTCCTTGATCGCCGGAGCGTTCTGCCCCAGCGTGACGATGATCGCGACCAGTCCCTCGGCTATGGCCTTGGCGAGGACCGGGATGGTCCCCGAGAGCATGTTGATCCCCGCCGCCAGAACGGCGAACGCCGGAGCACCGACGGCCGCGACGACCGTGAGGAGCGCTGTCAGAGCGGTCAGGACCACGGCGAACGACACCACGACCAGGCCCAGACCCGCCAGGGCGACCGCCAGGACCATGAGGCCCTCGGCGCCGGCCATGGCGAGCTTGCCCGCCGTGATGACGATGAACAGACCGGCCGCCATGGCGCCCAGGGCGATGGCGATCGACTTGACGTCCATGCCGCCGATGGTCTGCATGCTCTTGGCGAGGATCATGATTCCCGCGGCGGCCATGATCAGAGCGGCGCCGCCCGCGGCGTCGTCGTCCACCGACTCCATCGCCGCCGACAGCCCGCCGAGGACCATCTGGATGGCGAGGACGGAGGCGGCGAGGTTGAGCCACGGGATCTCGGCCAGCATCTGAACTGACTTGCCGATGGCGAGGAGCACGGCGGCCGTGGCCAGCATCGCTCCGGCGCCGACCGGGTTGGAAGTCGCCGGGATCCGCTGGGCGGACGCCATGAACTTCAGAAGCAGCCCGGTGACGATCGTCCCCTTGGCCAGGGTCGGAATATCCATGCTACCGAGCTTCTCCACCGCCTTGGCGGCGATGTAGAGGGCCAGAGCGGTAGCGATGATGGCTCCGGAGCTTGCGCTCTTCGACACCGAGGCGACGTCGCCGGCGGCAGCGCCCATGTCCTTGGTTCCGCTGACGTAGTTGCCCATGAACTCGAGCAGGTACTTCGAGACGAGCGTGCCCTTGATGAGGGTACCGACATCCATGCTGCCGAGCTTGGCGACCGCGGAGGCGGCGAGGTAGAGCCCCAGCGCGACGCCGATGATGGCGGTCGACTTGAACGACGTCAGGTCGAGACCGTCCATGGCAGTCATCATGCCGCGCATCTGCGTGGTCAGGAACGACAGTGCCAGTCCCGCCTTGAGGAGGTCGCCCGTGTCGATCTTGGCCAGCTTGTTGACCGCGATCGCCATAATGGCGAGACCGCCTGCGACGAGGAGGAGCGCCGCGCCGACGACCGCCATCTTACCGCCCGTGGCCTCGAGCTTGTCGATGGCCTTCATGACGGAGACGAGGGTGGTCACGATGGCGGCGATGGCCATGATGCCGTTGGACAGATCCTCGGTGGCGACGTTGGACAGGATCCAGAGCGCCGCGGCGAGGACCGCGATGGCGGCCGCGATCGTCAGGAACGACCTCGCCTTGATGTTCTGGGCGGTCGCGTCGGCGACGCCGGCGAACGACTGCAACAGCTCGGTGAATCCCGAGATCGGCTCGGTCGCGGCCTTCATCGCCTGGGCGATCTTGTAGATGCCCGCCGTGAGTCCGCCCGCCAGAAGCAGGTTCAGGAGCTTGACCAGGCCCAGCTCGCCCTCGTCGATGGTGAAGGCGTTCTTGAGCGCGGTGCCGATGTGGCCGAAG